GGCAACTTTTTACGCCGCCAGAATGGTAGGGTTTTCCGCAGAGTGAAAAATGGCAACCGGCCGCAAGCGCAAACCGCAAGATCTTAAGGTCATTCACGGCACCGCGCGCCCCGACCGCGATAACCCGTCCGCCCCGGCCCGCAGCGAAGGCTCGCCGGTCGCACCGGACTGGCTCGACGAAATCGGCCTCGCCTATTTCAACCAAATCGTCCAGGTGCTTGACGAGCAGCAGCGGGCGAGCCCGCACGATCAGCACACGATTCTGAACGCGGCCTTGGCGATGGGCGAGGTGCACGAGTGCTCGATCATGATAACCGACCACGGCCGGACCTATGAGACCACGAACAGCCAGGGCGGCCGGATGATTCGCCCGCGGCCGGAGGTCGCGCAGCGCTCGGATGCCATGCGCCGCGCGACGTCGTGTTTGGCCGAACTCGGTTTGACGCCGGCCAGCGTCGGCAAGGTCAGCGCCGGCAGGCAGGGCAACGAGAACCCGTTCGACGCGATCTGATGTGGCACGCACGAAACATCCACACTGCCAGGCGGCGGAGAAATACGCGCGCGATGTCGTCGCCGGCCGCGTGCTCGCGAACGCTTGGGTCCGGTCGGCCTGCCAGCGCCACCTGAGCGACCGCAAGCGCGAAAAGCAGCGCGATTGGCCGTACAAGTTCAACCGCGAGAAGGCGGAGCGGGTCTGCCGGTTCATCGAACTGCTGCCGCACACGAAAGGCAAGTGGGCCCGCGGTGGCGAGCGCTTGGTGCTGGAGCCCTGGCAGAAGTTCCTGATTTGCGTGCTGTTCGGCTGGGTCGGCAAGCGCGACGGTCTCCGACGGTTTCGCAAGGTCTTCTGGCTGATCCCGCGCAAGAACGGCAAATCCATCCTGGCCGCGGCGATCGGGCTTTACATGCTGGCGGCCGACGACGAGTACGGCGCCGAGGTCTATTCCGGCGCGACCACGGAGAAACAGGCCTGGGAGGTTTTCCGCCCGGCCAAGCTGATGGCGCAGCGCACGCCGGCGTTCCAGAAGCGCTTCGGTGTCGAGGTCAACGCGCAGAACCTGCACATCGATGCCAACGGCAGCCGGTTCGAGCCGCTGATCGGCAAGCCGGGCGACGGTTCGTCGCCCAGCTGCGCGATCCACGACGAGTACCACGAGCACGCGACCGACGAACAGGTCGACGCCATGGAAACCGGCATGGGCGCGCGCGAGCAGCCCATTCAGCTGATCATCACCACCGCCGGCGAGAACCTGGAGGGACCCTGCTACCAAGCGCAGCTCGACGCGCAGAAGGTGCTGGAAGGCGCGGCCGAGAACGATCAGCTGTTCGCCTGCATCTGGGGCGTCGACGCCGAGGACGACTGGACGAGCGAGGCGGCGCTGCGGAAGGCGAACCCAAATTACGACGTCTCGGTCAGCGGCGACTTCCTGCGCGCCCAACAGCGCGAGGCGGTGAACAACGGCCGCAAGCAGGGCACATTCAAGACCAAGCACTTGAACGTCTGGGTCGGCTCGCGCGAGGCCTACTTCAACGTCGAGAAGTGGATCCGCTGCGGCGACGACCAGGTGAGCCCGGCTGACTTCGCCGGCCAGCCGTGCAAAGTCGGGCTCGACCTGGCGTCCAAGGTCGACATCGCGGCGATGGAGCTTTTGTTCGACCTGAGCCGCTGTGACGACACGCCGGCGATCCGGCGACTGCGCGAGGCGGGACGGCGGTACGTGCGCTTCGGCCGCTACTGGCTTCCGGAGGCGACGGTCGAGGAGCCGGACAACGAGCACTACCGCGGCTGGGTGAACGACGGCTGGATAAACGTCACCGACGGCGAGATCATCGACTTCGCGGAGATTGAGGCGTCGATCCTGGACGCGGTTGGCGAGTTCCAGGTCGAGGAGGTCGCCTACGACCCGCACCAGGCGACGATGCTGGTCACGCGGCTGCAGGAGCAGGGCGTGCCGGTGATCGAGGTCCGGCCGACGGTTTTGAACTTCAGCGAGCCGATGAAGCAGCTCGACGCGATCACGCGCGCCGGGCAGATCGCGCACAACGCCGACCCGGTAATGACATGGATGGTGTCCAACGTGACGGCCAAGACCGACGCGAAGGACAACGTCTACCCGCGAAAAGAGCGCGACAGCCAGAAGATCGACGGCGTGGTCGCGCACCTGATGGCGCTTGCGCGGTGGATGAACGATGAGCCCGAACCGACGTCGCCCTGGGAAGACCCAAGCTACAGCATGGCGGTGACCTGATGGCCGAGCAAGACGAAACACAGCCGCGCGAGCCGTGGATCACTGTGCAGGATGTCGCGGCCCTGGTCGGCATCGGCTGCACCGCCGCCGGCGCACACGAAGTCTGGGGACTCGGCGTCGCGCTGATGGTTGGCGGCGGGCTGCTGTGCACGGCCGTCTTGGCGGCGAGGCTCTAGCATGGCGCTGCTGTTCGGCAACAAACGCGAGCGCGCGGCGCCTGCGCCCAGCCCGGCGCCTGAAAACCGCGCGTCGCTGGAGAACCCGTCGATCTCACTGTCGGACCCGCGGGCGTTTGAGGTGCTGTTCGGCGCCAACAGCACCGACGCCGGGGTCTATGTAGATCGTGAGACCGCGCTTGAGGTCCCGGCCATTTGGGCGGCGGTGAACTTCATCGCGGGCACGATCGCCGCACTACCGCTTCACGTTTATCAGCGCGACAGCGACGGTAACCGGCAGCGCGTAAGCAACCGCCTGTCGCGCCTGCTGCACGACGCACCGAACGAGGAATGGACGTCGTTCGCGTGGCGCCAGCACCTGATGTCGAACACGCTGCTGGGCGGGCGCAGCTTTACGTTCATCCAGTTCAACCGCGCTGGCCAAGTGCGGGCGCTTTACCCGCTCGACCCGACCGGAATGATCGTGGACCGGAAGAACGGGCGCACGCGCTATCGCTACCGGGACGAGGACAACCGTGGCGACAACGGCCGCGAGACGATCTACACGCCGGCCGAAATTCTGGACCTGCCGTTCACGCTCGGTCCCGACGGCATTCAGCACTACGTGCCGGTGAACAAGCTCAAGCGCACGATCGGTCTGGCGATCGCGCTGGAGAAGTACGGTGCCCGGTTCTTTCAGAATGGCGGCGTGCCGCCGACGTTTCTCCAGGGGCCAAGCATGTCGCCGGCCGCGGCCGAGCGTGCGTCGCAGGATATCCAGAACAAGATCAGTGAGATCGCGCAGGGCGGCGGCATCCCGGCTTTGCCCGCCGGCTACGAACTTAAGGCACTGGGCATCGACCCGGAAAAGTCTCAGATGGAGGCCAGTCGGCGTTTCCAAGTGGAAGAGATCGCGCGCGTCTACGACATTCCTCCGGTGTTCCTGCAGGACTTGACGCACGGCACCTATTCCAACACCGAGCAGCAGGATCTGCACTTCGTCAAGCACACGCTGACGCAGTGGCTGCGCCGGATCGAACAGCAGTTGAACCTGAAACTGTTTCCTGGTGAGAACCGAAACGGCCAGTTCGTCGAGTTCAACGTCGACGGTTTGCTGCGCGGCGACTTCAAGACGCGCATGGAAGGCTACGCGCAGGCGGTCCAGAACTCCATCAAAACGCCGAACGAGATCCGTGCCAAGGAGAACGATCCGCCGATGGACGGCGGCGACCGCCTGGTGATCCAGCAGAACATGAGTTCGCTTGGCGACTTGGCCGCGCAGCAGCAGGGCAACGTGACCGGAGACGAAGATGGCGGAACGTAAGATCGAGCACCGTGTCCGCGGCGAGGTTCGTGCCGAGCCGACGTCGGACGGTGAGGGGCGCAAGCTGGTCGGCTACGCCGCGCTGTTTGACACGCCGGCCGACATCGCCGGCATGTTTCGCGAACAAATCGCCCAGGGCGCGTTCGCGGAATCGATCGGCCGCGACGACGTGCGCGCCCTGATCAACCACGACGCCAACATGGTGCTCGGCCGAAACCGGGCGAACACCCTGCGCATGAGCGAGGACGAGCGCGGCTTGCGCGTCGAGATCGACATGCCGGACACGCAGATGGCGCGCGATCTTGGCGTCAGCATGGAGCGTGGCGACATCAACCAGATGTCGTTCGGCTTCATCGCGCGCCAGCAGGAATGGGACGACAACGAAGACCCGCCGCTGCGCACGATCCGGGAGGCTGAGCTCTTTGACGTGTCGGTCGTGACCTATCCGGCCTACGAGGAAACCGAGGTCGGGCTGCGTAGCTTGCAGCACTTCCGGCAAGAACACGAGGCGCCGCCATCGAACGCGAGCGCCGCGACCCGCGCGCGCTTGCGCGCCAAGAGCAACCTAGCGAGCCGGCTTGCGGGCCGGTCCACGCGGTAGCGGGGCTCCCGCACCGCCTACTGCAAGGGCCGCGTTCGCGCGGCCTTTTTCATGTCCAGCCAACAGAAAGGGACACCGATGGCTGATCTGAAGGAAATGCGGGAGACCGCCGCTAAGAAGGTGGCGGAAGCCCGCGACAAGCTCGAGCAGATCGACGAGAACACCACCGAGGACCGGGCGCGCGAACTGGAGCAGCAGTTCGATCGCTACATGAGCGAGTACGACGATCTGCAAAACAAGATCGCCCGGCGCGAGAAGCTGGAGACCGCCGAGAAGGAGATGGACGAGCCGACCCGTGCGGCGCCGACCGGCGGCGATCGCGAAGTCGACAACGAGGGCGGCGAGCAGCGCGTCAGCCAGGAAGACGCGTACTGCGCGTTCCTGCGGTACGGCGTGTCGGCGCTTGACGAGGAGACCCGGCAGGTGCTGCGCACCATGCGAGCGCGCGAGGCCGAAGGGCGCGCGCAGGCGGCCGGCACCGACACCGCTGGCGGCTACACGGTGCCGCAGGGGTTCGTCGCCGAGGTAATCGAGACGATGAAGGCGTACGGCCCGCTCAACAACGGCGATCTGGTGCGCGTGCTCGATACCGACAGCGGCAACCAGATCGAGTGGCCGACGTCGGACGACACGTCGAACAAGGGCTCTATCCTGGCGGAGAACACGCAGGACAGCGAGCAGGACGTCACGTTCGGCCAGAAGACGCTCGACGCCTTTAAATACACGTCGAACATCATCCGCATCTCCGAAGAGCTGCTGCAGGACTCGGCGATCAACATCGGTTCGTTCGTCGCCCGCGCGATGGGCGAGCGCATGGGCCGGATCATCAACGAGCACATGACCGTCGGCACCGGTTCCGGCCAACCGAATGGCATCGTGACCGCTTCCAGCGAGGGCACGACCGCGGCGGCCAACAACGCGATCACCTTTGAGGAGATCCTGGACTTGCTTCACTCGGTCGACCCGGCCTATCGCACCGGCATGAGCGTGGCGTTCATGTTCAACGACAACACGCTCAAGGCGCTGCGCAAGGTGAAGGACAACGACGGCCGGTTCATCTGGCAGCCGGCCGACGCGCGCACCGGCGAGCCGGCGAGCCTGTACGGCTACCCCTACGCCATCAACCAGGACATGGCGGACATCGGCGCCAACAATAGGTCGGTGCTGTTCGGCGCCATGCAACGCTACGTCATGCGGCGTGTGCGCGGCTTCTCCACCAAGCGGCTGGTCGAGCGGTACGCCGACTTCCACCAGGTCGGCTTCATCGGTTTCGGCCGCTTCGACGGCGAGCTGATGGACACCGCGGCCGTCAAGCACCTCGTCCACCCGACCTAATCGGGTAAAACGTAAGGCGGGGCGTCGTCATGTGCGGCGCCCCGTCGTTCCTCTGTTCAGGAGAGCCCGCCGTGAAAGTTCGGCTTCTCGTCAACCGCGCCGGCGTCGACTTTTCGCAGTCGATCGGCCAAGAGATCGACGTTTCCGACGGCGAAGCGCAGCGGCTGATCGCAGGCGGTCAGGCCGAAGCTGTGCGTGAGAAACGCGTCGAGCGCACCACCAACCCGCGCGCTGAGTCTGCTGAGACCACCAGCATTCGCAACCGCAAGACGGCGGCCAAGAGCTAGCCATGTGGAACCGCCTGCACCGCGTCACGGCGCCGGCCGGTCGGCCGGTCACGCTGTCCGAAGCCAAGGCGCATCTGCGCGTCGACGGCACGGCAGAAGACACGCTGATTGAGCGCGCTATCGACGCGGCGACGGCGTACATCGACGGCCCCCGCGGGATCGGTCACGCGCTGGTCGAGCAGCAATGGGATCTACGGCTTGACTGCTTTCCGTGGGGCCGGATCGTGTTGCCGCTCAACCCGGTCCAGGGCGTGGACGAAATCACCTACACTGACACCGCCGGCAACACGCAGACGCTGGACGACGCCCGCTATATCGCCAGCACGGAGCGCGAGCCAGCGACGATCGAGCCCGCGTGGAACGAAAACTGGCCGAGCACGCGGCTGGTTGCGGATGCGGTTAGGGTACGCTTTACGGTCGGCTATGCGCCCGATTCCGGGTCGCCACCGAACTACGGCGCCAAAATTCCCGACGATCTGAAAGCTGCAATCCTCTGGTTGACGGCGCACATTTACGAAAATCGGATGCCGACCAGCACGAATAATGCGGAGGCGCTTCCGCTGGCCGTTGACGCGATCCTGAGCCGGTATCGTGCGGGGGCGGTGGCGTGAAGGATTGGCGCGCGCGCACAGCCGCCTGCATCGCCAGCGGCCCGTCGCTCACCCGCGCCGACTGCGAGGCCGTGCGCGCGGCCGGGCTGCCGACGATCGCCGTCAACAACGCCGGCCTCGACATGGCGCCATGGGCGGGCGTCCACCACGCCTGCGACGGCCGCTGGTGGCACGCGCACCCTGAGGCGCTGGCGTTCGACCGGCTCAAGACGTGCCTGGTCGACGAACCGCCGGCCGGTGTGGTCAAGCTGCCGTACTGCCCAGGCGGCGGGCTGGACGACCGGCCGGACACCGTGCGCGCCGGGCAGAATAGCGGCTACCAAGCGCTGCACCTGGCGGCCGTCAACTTCGGCGCCGCGCGGGTGATCCTGCTCGGCTACGACATGCAGCACACCGGCGGCCGGGTGCACTACCACGGTCGCCACCCGGCACCACTGCGCAACCCCGATGTCGGCGACATGCCGGAATGGGTCGCGCACTTCGACGCGGTGGCACCGGAGCTGGCGCGCCGTGGCGTCGAGGTCGTCAACTGCACGCGCGCGACCGCGCTGACGTGCTTCCGCCGGGCGGCGCTGGAAGAGGTGTTGCCGTGCTAACCCTCGTCACCGGCGCCGCGCGCAGCGGCACCACGCTCACAACCGCCGTCCTGGCCGCACACGGCGCGCGGCTTGGCCACGTCAACCAGTTGAACGAGCACACGGGCGTGCGCGAGAAGATCCTGAAGCCGCTGCTGCGCGCGGCCGGCGCCGATCCGCGCGGGCAATTCCCGCTGCCGCGACTGGACGATCTTCCGACCGCCCCGGACCTGCGCCGCGACACGCTGGCCGCGCTCGGCTTGGCGGACACCTACAAGGACGCCAAGCTGTGCTTGACCTGGCCGTGCTGGGATCGGGCATTTCCCGATGCCCGCTGGATCATCGTGCGGCGCGACACTGAAGGCATCGTCGGCTCGTGCCTGCGCACGCCGTTCATGCGCGCTTACGACACCGCCGCCGGCTGGCGCGCATGGGTGCAGGTGCACGAGATGCAGTTTAACGCCATCCGATCGGCGGGGCTCAACGTGGTCGAGGTCTGGCCGGACCCGGCGGACCCGGAAAGCTTCCGCCGGGCGGTCGAGCACGCCGGGCTGACGTTCGACGCGGGTGCGGCGGCCGGGTGCGTGGACGCTGAGAAGTGGCAGGTAGGAAGTGGAGGGCTTGATGCCGGGGCTTGAGGACGACGAGCGCCTGGTGCTGGAAATTCTCTCAGACGGGGTGCCTCGCAGCCGTGGGCAGATCCTCGCCTACGCTAACGAGCTAGCGCAACGACACGGCAGTTGCGCCGCAGCCGCTGATGAACTGGAGCGCCAGCGGACGCAGAAGCACTAACGCCGCAGCCGGACGCCGGGACCGCCGTTGGCGCTTGCCTCACCGGCGCCGATGAACACAATGCCGGCCTGCTGCAAGGCGTCCTGGATCGCGAACAACCGCGGCGCCGTGGTGTTCGGCACGCCCTCGTGGGATTCCGCGCGCTGGATTGTGGGGTGAGAGACGCCAGCCTTGTCCGCAAGGTCTTGGGCGGACCAGCCGAGCAGGGCGCGGGCGGCGCGAATCTGGGTGCCGGTGAGCATGGCGCGATTTGCGCCGCTGTCGGTCGGTTCGGCAAGGGCGTGACGTGGCATGTGTCGTCTCTGTCTCTGGAGTGTACGGGACTGTACGGGAATATGCCGGACGTGACGGGAATTGACAACACGCCGTGGCACGCGACGGGACAGACGACAAAAAAAACATCACAAAAGGCTTGCATCGAACGTGCCGATGGGGCACGGTCAGGGTAAGCGGCGGCCACGCGGCAACTGATACCCAGACTTGGCGTGCCGCCGCGCCCCTGACACGGAGGACCGACATGCCCGAACAAGGCACCTTTGGCGACAAGCTGCTGGCGGCCATCGGCTGGGCCGGCAAGCACGGCCGGCGCGCGCGGCTGCACAGCGTCGTGGACGACGCGATCAAGCGCCACGGCGTTGGCGACGGCGCGCAGCGCGCGATCATGGACGCGATCGACGACGACCCGGCGCTCATGGTCGAGATGCTGGACGAACTCAAGTTCCGCCGGCCGCTGGTCGAGCGCTTCATGCAGAAGCGCATCGCCGCGCTGCGGAGCATGGGGCAGGCGATCAAGATGCCGGCCAAGGCCGGCGACCGGGCGGGCCACAGGTCTGTTGATACCCACGCCGCTACTGCCCGCCCGGCAGAACAGAACGCGGCGCATGCCGCGCGCGGGGGCCAACGTTCAGCTGACACCCACCCGAAAAGTGCCACCGCGACCCAACATGGCGGCCAGACGAATGCTGATGCCCAGCGCAGCACTGCCGCCAAGGACGGGATGAGCCAAAATGGCCTTGACACCCAATCGGTCCATGCCCACCCGTCCAACCAACAACCCAAGAGCGCGCAGCACCGGGCGACGCTGCTGGCGGCCCGCAACAAGACGGCCCGCTCGGTGCTGTCGCAAGCGTCAATGGTCAGCGGCAAGCCCTACGGCGACCTGACCCGCGCCGACCTGCAAGACGAGGTGCGCCGCGCCGACCATCGCGGCCAGTTCGCCCGCCGCGTGCTGGCGGAAGCCGAGTTCCCCGACGATACGACGCCGCTCAAGCGGGTGCTGTCGGACAAGGACGCGGACGCGCTCTGGACGAAGGCATGGGAGGCCGTGACCCATGCTGCGTGAACAAGACACCGCTCCGGCGGTTGACGGGGGCCACGGCGCGAGTGACACCCAAAAGGCTGCTGCCCCCGTCCAGAACATCGGCGGCCAGCGATCTGGTGAGCTCCATTTGACGGGCGCCGCCGATAGCGGACAGGAAGGCCACGCGACGATTGATGCCCATGAAGCGCGCGCCAACCTGTCCGCCCTCGTTTCTGCGATCCAGGCGCACCACCGGCAGCGCGTGTTCGCGATGGAGCAGCGCAAGCGCCTAGACCTGAGCGCGACGGCGTTCGTGCGCAACGTGCTGGGTTTCTCGACGGCCCTGCCGGCAGACGAGCGCAAGCGCCTGACCGAGCGAGCGAACACCCTCATGGACGTGCTGGAGGCGCGCTACCGCAAGCAGCGGCTCGACGCCATGCTCAAGGCCGGCGAGGTCAGCGAAGGCCAGCACCGCCAGCGCACGAAGTCGCTGGACACCGTGACGGACGATCCGCTGGCCGACATGCTTGAGGCGCCGATCTTCGCCACGCTGCAAGGCCGGGAGGCGTTTGACCGGCTGGAAGCTGACGACACGAAGGAGCTGGAGCGGCTTGGCCGGCAACTACCGATCTGGCCGGAGTTTGCCGACGTGCCCGGAATCCGGGGGCAAACGCTCGCGACCATCGTGGGCGAGGCTGGCGACCTTGGCTGCTACGCCAACCCCGGCAAGCTGTGGAAGCGGATGGGGCTCGCCCTAGTCCGCGGCAACCGGCAAGGCGCACCGGGCAAGAACGCGACCAAGGACGACTGGATCGAGCACGGCTACAACGCCGCCCGCCGGTCGCGTATGTGGAACATCGGGCAAGCCTTGGTCAAAACCACGGCCAGCCCGTACCGGCAGGTCTACCTCGACCGTAAGCAGGTCGAGCTGGACAAGGCCGCGGCTGAGGGTCTGACCGTCAAGCCGGCGGCGCAGATCAAGAAGGCCGAACAGGATCAATGCCGCAGCGTCGGGCACGTGGCGAACCGGGCGCAGCGGTATATGGAAAAGCGCCTGCTGCGCGATGTGTGGCAGGCGTGGCGTCGGGCTAACGGCCTCGTGCTGCCCAAAGATGGATTGCCCGACGCCGAAAACGGGGGCCGGTCATGATTAGCGATCAGACATTCGCGCCTAATCCTGCGCCGGCTGGCAGCACGGAGCGGCTGTATCTCAAGGACTGGCCGTGGCAGGCCGAGCAATACGAGGCTGAGTTTGGCGGCTGCACGTTGGTCGCTTGGCGCGTCGTCGCCGTGGTAAAGCCGCACAACGGGGATTACCGCAAGGTCACGATCGCTGATGGCCTCGACAGGCCGACGGCGGAGGTTATCGCCGCGGCAAACTAAACGCCCTCCGGGGCGCGGCGCTGGCCAAGAGGCTCTTGTCACCCAACTCATAGGTGCCAGCGCCACCACACGGCCGGCAAGGCGGGGCCACGCTAGGCGAGTCCCGGCAAGGCCTGACTAGGCAAGGCGAATGAGGCCCGTCGGTTTTCCGGCGGGCCTTTTGCATGAGGTGTTCATGGCGGTCGGTCTTCAACTGGACCCGGGCGAGCTTGACCAGCGCGTGACCATTCGCGAGCGCGTCAAAGTGTCCGACGGCGCCGGCGGTTTCACTGACGATTGGCAGGACTGGGGCACCCGCTGGATGAAGGTCCGGACCATGTCCGGCGAGCGGCGGTTCGCGGCGGCACAGACCGACTACCCGCGGGATACCGAGTTCACCATGCGCCGTGACGCCGGCGTCACCGAGGACATGGCGCTGGTCTGGAATGGCATGGCGTTTGGCATCGGCTTCATCGAGGACCATGGGCCGCGGGCGCCATACATGCGGATCGAAGCCGCCAGCGGCGACAAGCAGGACGCCTTGCCATGAGCCGTATCCGCGGCGTAAACAAGCTGCGCCGGACCCTACGCCGGGCGCCGGACGAGATCAGCGACGGCGTGGTCGAGGTCGTGCGCAACGGTGCCGAGGCCGTGCGCTTGGACGCGGTCGCGCGCGTGCAGCCGACCAGCATCAAGCGCAGCATCGAGACCAAATACGGGCGCGACGGGCTGACGGCGATTGTCGGGCCTAGCGCGAAGGCGGCCGACTTGGCCGCGCGCAAGAACCAGCGGGCGGGCGGCGCGCGGTCGGCCTTCGGCGCGGCCCGGCGGTCCAGCGTGCGGCTGTCCAAGGCCAAGAGCAAGGAGCTGTTCCAGTTCTTCAAGGCATATTGGTACGAGTTCGGAACCAAGGGTGTGCCAGCGCGCAACATCCCGCCGCAGCCAGCGCGGCCGTTCATGCGCCCGGCGATGGACGTGAACGGGCGCTACTTCACCGAGGAATCGCGCCGCGCGATCCGGCGGGCGCTGGATGAGCTGGGGCGCGGGCGATGAACGTCGGCTTCGAGCTACAGAAGGCGATCTACGGCGCGCTTGACGGTAACGTCACCGTCGGCGGGACGGCGGTGCCGGTCTACAACCCGCCGCCGACAGACGCCGGCTATCCCTACATCGAGATCGGCGACGAGAACTCCGCGGACTTCAGCACCCACACGGAGCCGGCGCGCGAGCGGTTCGTCATCCTGAACGTTTGGTCGAATGAGCCCGGCAAGAGCGAGGTCTACAGCATCCTGGCGCAGCTGGAGGCGTTGCTTGACCGCGCCAAGCTGACACTCGGCACCGGGCGCGCGTGGGACGTGCAGGCGACGTCGACGCAGATCACCCGCGACCTGGACGGCCGGACCTTCACCGGCTCGATGACGCTGCGCGCGCGAACGCAGCAGTAGGCGCCGCCGGCGCCAGCCTGACCGCACCGCCCGCCGCCTCGCCGCGGCGGGCTTTTTCATGGCCAACCCACAAGGAGGACCATCGCGATGGCCGACTTTGATTACAAACAATCTGCGGGCGCCACACTGAGCATCGGCGACAGCTCCAGCCCGCCCACCTACACTGTCGTTGGCGGGATCACCAACATCCCTGAGTTTGGGCGGTCGTACGAGCGCGGCACCTTCAACCCGATCGGCGACCGCCGGACGCGGAAGTACAAGGGCGCCTACGACGAAGGCTCGTTCAGCGTCGAGCTGGCGCGTGACGTGTCGGACCAGGGGCAGACGGATCTGCAGACGGCCGTCGACAGCGACGATCCGGTGCCAATCAAGATTGAGCTTGGGGACGCCCCGTCGGGATCTGGCACTAGCGGCACGACGTTTGAGTTTGAAGCACTGATCATGTCGTTCACGACCGCGATCGGCACGACCAACGATTACGTCAGCGGCACCGTGCAGATGGAGATCGTCTCCGACATCACCGAGACCGCGGCCGCGTAAGGAGCCCGATAGCTCATGAGCAAGATCGACTCAGGCCAGGTCGAGGTCGACTGTGGCGAGCAGACCTACACGCTCAAGCCGACCGTAAAGGCGCTGCGGAACATCAACCGGCGCTACGGCGACTTCCGCACCGCAATCGAGCGGGTCATGCGGGCGGACTTCGACGCCATCGCCTACGTCGTCCAGGAGGGCGCCAGCCTGAGCAAGAAGCAGGCGGAGGAGATGCAAGAGCAGGTGTTCGCGGCCGGCATCTTCGACGTGGCCGAGCCGGTCGCCAACTACCTCACTATCCTCGCCAACGGCGGCCGCGACCCCGGCGACGAGCCCAGCGAGGGCGACGGCGAGGGAAACTCCTAGCCCTCGACGCCTACTGCGACGACGTTTTCAAGCGGGCGACCGGCTGGCTCGGCTGGTCGCCCGAGGCCGCGCTGACAACGCCGATACCGCAGATTGAGCTGGCGCTCGAGGGGTTCATCGACTGCAAGATCAAGACCAACCCGTTCGGCTCCGGCGAGGGCGGCGATGCGCCGCCCAAGGCCAGCCAGCCGGACCCCGAGCGGGTGCAGCAGGACATCAAGTCCGCCCTGCGCGGCATGGCGAATGCGCGGCGGGTCGGGCGTAAGGGGCGGTCATCCGAGCGCGAAAATGCTGCCCAGCACGACTAGGATCGCCAGGACGAGGATCAGGTTCCCGACGCTGTTCAGGCTGGTCGTGACCGCGCCGAACGTCGTCCAACCACCGCAGTGCGGGCACTTGTCCGCGTTTTTCGCGACGATTCCGCCGCAATGTTTGCACGTGATGGTGCGGGCCATCCGCTAACCTCCGAGGCTTATCATGGCACAGTCCGCAGAGGACTTGCTCGTCAGGATCGACGCGACGACGGAATCGCTGCGTCGTGAACTACGTCGAGCGGATGACAACGTCCAGAAGTTCGACCGCTCGGTCGGCAAGAGGCTACAGAAGATCGACCAGCGGTTCCAGCGCCTCGGCCGCGGCATTCAGGGTGTGAGCGCTGCCCTGGGCGGCCTGGCTGCTGCCGCCGGCGCGCGCGAACTGGGCCGGCTCGGTACGCAGGCGCTGAACAGCGCCGAGCAGGTCCAGCGGATGGCGGACAGCCTCGGCGTCGGCGTCGAGACGGTGCAGGAGCTGCAGTTCACCTTCAGCCGGTTCGGCCTCCAACAAAAGGACGTCAACGATGCCTTGGCGACGCTGGCGGACCGGGCACAGGACGCGATCGACGGCACGAAGTCGATCCAGGAAGACTTCCAGTCCATCGGCATCAGTGTCGACCAGCTGCGCGGCAAGAACCCGGCCGAGCTGATGCGCTTGGTCGCGGATGCGATCGCCGATACGCAAGGGTCCAGCCGCCGAGCCGCGGCTGCGGTCCGCATCCTGGAAGACGAGATGGGGCAGCGTCTGCTGCCGCTGCTTACCGAAGGGTCGCAGGGCTTTGACCGCTTCGCCCAAAAGGCCAACGAGTTCGGCCTGGTCTTGGATGAAGCGTTGATCCGCAAGGGCGCGGAAGCAGCCGGCGAGTTGGACACGTTGCGCCTGGCCGCGCGGTCGGCGTTCGACACCGGCGTCATCGAGGGTTTTACCAGCGAGTTCGACGGCGTCGAAGAGGCGCTCAAGAGCGTGACCGATATCTCTCGTGACTTCGGCGAGGCGCTCGGCTCCGCCTTGGCGACGGTGACGCAAGACGCGGACGAGCTGCTACAGCGTATGGAGAATATCAGCCGGTTGGTGCTTGGCGTGGTGGGCGCTTTCAAAGGCAGCCGGTTTGGTGTTCCCGGTGCTATCATTGGCGGCACCGCTGGTGCCTTGTCGCCGGATATTGCCAGTCTTCTATTTCAAGGCCTTGGCGACGAGGGCGGGGCCATTGAGGCGCAGACCGAAAAACTGAACGAATTGCTGGCGGATCGTGAACGCATTCTGGAGAAGATCGAGCAGAGTGGCCAACCGGTTAGCGACTTCCCGCTACAGCAACAGCGGCTGGAGCAACTAAACCAGCAGATTGAGGCGGAGCGCAGCCGCATCCGGGAAGCGTCAAACGTCAATGAAAACGCCCTTGATCCGCTGGGCCGGCTGAACACGCCGGGCGAGCTTGGCGGCGGCGGTTTGCCGCCACCGGACCCCGGCGGCGGTGGGGGCGACAAGTCCGCGCCTATCGACGTACCGACACCGCCACAGCGGCCGGATGACCTGCAGCCGCCGTCGTTCGACGCGATGCAGCGGTCGAGTCAGATCATCGCGGAGCAAAACCAGCGCCTGGACGATCTTGGCAACCAGCTCCGCAACGACCTCAACCCGGCCTGGGCGCGCTACCAGGAGCGGATGCAGAATCTGCGGACTGCGCTGGACGCCAACCGGATCAGCCAGCGCGAGTTCAACGAGTTGGCGCAGCAGGCCGGGCAGACGTTGAACGAGCAGGCGGACCAGGGCACTGAAGGCTTGCGTCGAATGCAGCAAGCTGCCGACCAGCTGGGCTTCACCTTCTCCAGCGCCTTCGAGGATGCCATCGTGCAGGGCGAGAATTTGTCGAGCGTGCTCCAGGGGCTGTTGCAGGATATCCAGCGTATTATTATCCGGCAGGCTGTGACCAAGCCGCTCGGCAACGCCTTCTCCGGCGCGATCAGCGATGGACTTGGTAGCGTCTTCAGCGGCTTCTTCGGCGGCGGCGGCAGCACCGGCGGCGCGGCCGTGCCGACATCGCAGGGCGGCCTCGGTCAGCCGCTTCCGACGTTTGCCGAGGGCGGGATCACGCGCGGCCCGTCGCTGGCGGGTGAGCGCGGCCCCGAGGCCGTGGTGCCGCTACCCGGAAACCGACGCATTCCCGTGGAGATGCGAGGCGGCGGCGACGTCAACGTCCAGATCATCAACCAGGGTCAGCCGGCGGAGGTCGAGCGTACGGAACGGCGCGTCCAGCCGGACGGCAAGACACAGCTCAAG